CAAACGGATAGACCTAAGTTTAAGATATTTGGGTAAGGACAAGCCCACTTAAAGCTCACTTCGGGAGTCTTTTTTATTGTCTAATTTCAAGGAAAATATTATGAGTGACCAAGTCGTAGAACAGTCACCACAAAGCCGTTTAGAGGCTATGCTAGGTGATGATATTCAGTCTGATGTACCAGTTTTAGATACACCAGAAGAAGAACGTAAACCACAAGAGGCAGAGGCAGAAGCTGAAGTACCTACTGATGAAGTAGAGACTGAAGAAGAAGCTGTAGATGACGCACCGGATGATCAAGCTGAGGAAGAAGAACAGTCGCAAGATGAAGTTCCTGCTATCCTTAAGTTAAAGGTTAATGGTGAAGAGTTATCTTATCAATATCCATTCCCCGCAATTTCATCAATTCCATTTTTTACTTTAGGGAATAGTTCTTCAGGAGATACACCACTACTAGGGAAAATTAAAAATTTTACAGTAGACCAGGCAACAGATTTTTCCCAAATTAATTTTACAGAGGTAGGAAAATATACGTTAAAATTATTAGGAGACTTAAAAGTATCTCAGAGTGGGCAATGGTATTATTCATTTACACCTACAGAACCTATATTATCTAGTTATGTTACATATAATACTGCATCTAAAAATTCCACAGTATATGTAAACAATGTACAGGTAGATTCAAATACAATAATTCCAGACCTAGACTATGAAAATAATGATTCAATAAATATAAAAATAGAGTTATCTACCGATGATTCCGAAAATGATTTGGCTATTTTTAGCAACCTGTATTTGGTTTTATATGAAGATGTTGAAATTGCATCAGAAAATGCACTATATACAATATCTCCAATACCTACATCATTATCAGAAATAAAAATAGAACCGTATATTATAAATACAGAGTCATCCTCTTTTCTATCTAAGCCTGATAATTTAGGAATTAAATTTATTAATCAAAAAACTACTGGTGCAATAGCCTATCCATATGATGATTCTGGTTTAAAAACAATTAGATTTATAGATTTTGTAGTTAAATTAGATGCAATTCCTACAACAGAGACATTTACAATAATAGACACTCCATCATCTATAAATAAAAAATTAACGTATACGTCAGGAGGTCTGCAGAAAACTGGATCATTTACTTTGTATGTAGATGGGGTATTATCTAATTCTAATACACAACTAAAGGATAAAGATTTTTATCATATAGCCCTAGACTTTGGAACAACGCAGCCAGACAGTATTTTTATAGGGTCTGATAGATCTGGATTAAATGGAATGTCGGGATCTATAGGAGAATTGACAATAAATGAAGATATTCCATCTTCTATTCCTATTTATTTAGATTTAAAAAATCAGGCACTTATAGGAAGAGTAAAAATTTTATGTGAAGAAGATGATGAAATTTCATTATTAGATAACGAATCACCAGTTCAATCAGTAACCATCGATCAAGGTAAGTACTTTGAAATGACTACTCTTCCAAAAATTAAAGCCATAGAAAATAGATGGCAAAACATATCTGTTCCTGAATAGAACCGTACATATTTCACACTTTTATTCGATAAATGGTACAATCATAGTATGCCAAAAGTAAAAATAGTAGAAGAAACTGACTACGGACTGTACATATGGGAGATGCCAGATGGCAGTATTGTCGCAGATGATGACAAAAACTTCCTTAATATACCAGCAAAGCGCGGAGATAGGGACAAAATAAAAATGTTAACTGATGCTGCCAAATCATATGGAATAGAAGAGGGCAAGCCAGTATTTTTATCAGGACACCGTAGAGTAACAGATGAGGAATATGAATATCAAAAGCAAAGACTTGAGTGGGGTCTAATTCCAGACGAACTAGATTATGGCGCTGCTAGAGATGAATTAATGAATCACAAAAAGGGGCTTATTAAGTAATGTCATTTGAGTATGTAGAAGATGAAGAATCAAAAGAAATTCACATAACCTCTTCTGGTGATATTTTTAGATTTTATTCGTCACAAGACGATCATACAGACCCTTTTCTTATGCCAGCAGAAGAATTAAAAAAGTATTCTGGCCTATCATCAAATTTTAAAAGAAAAGCATCTAGAACTTTACAAAAGTTTCACCAGGGGGTATCTGGAGTAAAGTCTAAGAAAATAGAAGATCCAGATGTTACTGGATATGTCATGTTTGAGGCAGTTGAGCCTCCGTATAATATGGATTATTTGGCAAGAGTTTATGAAGTTTCATCTCCCCACCATGCCGCAGTAGATGCTAAAGTATCTAATATTGTTGGATTAGGATACGACCTTATTGAAACAGATGAAACTAAAGATAAGATAGAAGAAATAGATGACAATGATTCAGAAAGACTTAATTTTCTAAGAAGAAAAATTTCTCGCGCAAAAACCCGCTTGAAGAAAGATATTGATAATTTAAACGAGGATGAATCTTTTACAGAAACTATGAAAAAAATTCTTACTGATTACGATGCAACTGGTAATGGATATATGGAAATTGGTCGTAAAATTGATGGTACGATTGGCTATATTGGTCATATTCCATCATCAAATATGCGGGTAAGAAGAAATCGTGACGGATTCATTCAAATAGTAAATAATAAGATTGTATTCTTTAGAAATTATGGAGATACGTCTATATCAGATCCTTTAGGTAATGATCCCAGACCTAATGAAGTAATTCATTTTAAGAAATATACTCCAACTAACAACTATTATGGAATTCCAGACATTATCCCTGCACTACCCGCACTAGCAGGCGACGAGTTTGCTTCAAAATTTAACCTAGACTACTTTGAAAACAAGGCTGTTCCTCGCTACATTATCGTAGTAAAGGGTGCTAAACTTTCTAATGATTCTCAAAAGAAACTACTTGAGTTTTTCCAGACAGGACTAAAAGGAAAGAATCATAGGTCTTTGTACATACCTCTACCAGCAGATGATGGAAATACAAAGGTAGAGTTTAAGATGGAGCCAGTTGAGGCTGGCGTACAAGACTCTTCATTTAGAAATTATCGTCTAGAAAATAGAGATGAAATTTTAATGGCACATAGAGTTCCTGTAACTAAAGTCAGTATGGCTTCCGGCATATCTTTGGCAGCAGCAAGAGATGCAGATAAAAATTTCCGCGAGCAAGTAACGAAACCTACTCAAGACTACTTTGAGAAAAAAGTAAATAAAATTATTAGAGAATTTACAGATATGTTTATTCTTAAATTTAATGAACTTAGTCTTACAGATGAAGATACTCAATCTAAGATCGATGAAAGATATCTTAGAATGCAAGTAATAGTTCCTAATGAAATTCGTGCTAAGAAGGGTCTTCCAGCATTAGATGGTGGAGATAGTCCAGTAGTTCTTAATGCCCGTGCTGCAGCAGAACAAACCACTCAGGCTACAGGAAATAGAAGAAGGGATCAAGAGCGTCAAGGAACTCAGCCAGATATTGATGGAGAAGCAAGAAATCCACAGGGCGACGGAAGATCTGTGCAATAGTTGTGTATAAAATTTTGTATTAATTGATCAACTTGATAGAATTTATTTGAGATGGAAATAACTAAATCTTATTGGCATAGTGACGGCGACCGTATTAGCCTATCCGTACCGTTCTTCAAAGTTGATGAAGAGCGCAGAATTGTTTCTGGCTTTGCCACATTAGACAATGTAGATAGACATAACGATATTGTTGATGCAGATGCTTCTATTAAGGCATTTGATACATTCAGGGGCAACCTCCGCGAAATGCATCAGCCAATTGCTGTTGGTAAAGTCACAAACTTTAGAGAAGAGCAATTTTATGATAAGTCAACTGGACAATCATATCGTGGAGTTTTCGTAGATACATATGTCTCCAAGGGTGCCCAAGATACCTGGGAAAAGGTACTTGATGGCACCCTCTCTGGTTTTTCTATTGGCGGAAATATTACAAAAGTAGACCAAGTTCAAAAAGGTGATGACATGGTTCGTGTCATTAAGGAGTATGAACTTGTTGAACTTTCATTAGTAGATAGCCCAGCAAACCAACTTGCAAATGTATTTTCTATTCAAAAGGTCGATGACCAAGTTGTAGCAACTGGAATTGCTACAGAGATTAAGATGGATAATATTTTTTGGTGCGACACAGATCAAATAGCAGTAGCAAAAGATAACGATTCCTCAACCTGTTTAGTATGTAATTCAGACATGACAAATATTGGTTGGGTAGAGTCCAATGACGTTTCAAAGAATGAAGAAATCGGCAAAGCCGTAGATAGATATATCAATAAGGCAGAGCCTGGATCTATAAAAGATGGCGATTTTGTTTCCTGGAATTCTTCTGGTGGCCGCGCTCGCGGAAGAGTTGAGCATATTATGAGAGAGGGAACCTTAGGCATCCCAGACTCAGATTTTTCAATAGAGGCATCTCCTGATGACCCTGCAGTTCTTATAAGAATTTGGAAAAAGTCTGGAAATGGATGGGAAGAGACAGAGACTCTTGTAGGTCATAAGATGAGTACTTTGTCAAAGATAGACAAATTGCCTGAGCCAACAGATAAAGTAGCAAAGCAGGCAGAAAATCAAACCAATATTGAAGGAGGTGCAGTAGAAAATATGGAAATTGAAAAGAGTGAAGAGATCACAGATACTGAAGAAACAACTGAAGAAGTTGTAGAAAAGGGAGCCGTAGTTGCAGAGGAAGCAACAGATGCCACAGAATCTGTGTTAGAAGAAGCCTCTGAAGAGGTAGAAGAAGACTTAGAAAAGGCTGCTGTCTCCGATGTTGAGGTTGAAGAACCCGACTTTGTTAAAATGTTGGAAGACCTCAAGAATTTCTTCGGAGAAAATATTAATAAGAGTGCAGAAGAAACTAAGTTAACAGTTGAAGAACTTAGCAAGAGCATAGACGCACAAATTACAGACTTGGCTGAGAAACATGAAAATCTCAGTAAGGCAGTTGAGAATATCAAAAGTGCAATCGATACAATCGAAAAAAGAGTCGATTTGGTCGAAAGCGAAACTGCTGTTAAGAAGTCCGGCGATCTTGATGGGTCAAAGGAAGAAACAACAATAAGAAAGAGTATCTGGAGCGGATCATTCCTCGCAGCCCGTGATCTATGATACATAAACTGAAAGGTAGGTGAAAAGCAAATGAGCAATGAACTTTTACAAAAAGTAATCGACACAACAACAGTTGGCGCTGACAACGGCGGTCTTTTGAATGCTGATCAATCAAATCGCTTCATCGACTACATGTTTGATGCAACAATTTTAACTCGCGCAGCCCGTACAATCCGTATGCGTGCAGATACAACAGAGATCGATAAGGTCGGTGTTGGTGAGAAGTTGATGGTTCTCGCATCTGAGGGAACTAACGCTGGTCAAACAGACCGTGGCGCAACATTCACTAAGGTTTCTCTTACAACAAAGAAACTCCGCCTTGACTGGGAACTTTCAAGCGAATCCCTTGAGGACAACATTGAGGGAGCAGACCTTGAAGATCATATCGCACGCCTTATGGCAACACAGGCTGGCAACGATGTTGAAGACTTGGCAATCAATGGTGACACAACATTATCATCTGACAACCTTTACAAAGCATTCAATGGCTTCCGCAAGTTAGCCCTTAATGGTGGACAGGTTGTTGATGCTGGTGGTGCTACAATCACCAAGGCAATCTTCAATAGCGCACTTAAGGAAATGCCTCGTAAATACAAGCAACGTCGTAACCAGTTGCGCTTCTTCACCGGAAGCAACTTGGTTCAAGACTACTTGTACAACCTCACAACTGTTGGATCAACACCAGAAGATATCGCTTCAAGCATTCTTCGTGGAAATCCAGCAGCCCCTGAAGGTGCCCCAGGTGGAGTTATTCCATTCGCATTTGGCATCCCAGTCGTTGAGGTCCCACTAATCAACGAGACACGTTCCGGCGATTACTCAGGTGCAACAGGAAATCATGGTGAAGTCCACTTGACATTCCCACAGAATTTCATTATCGGCATCAAGCGTGATGTTACTGTTTACCGTGAATTCAAGCCAAAGAAGGATACAATCGAATATACACTCTTCATCCGTGTTGGTGTAGCAATCGAAAATCTTGATTCTTTCGTAGTTGTAAAGAACGTCAAGGTCGCATCCTGAAATTAGTTATCTAGTGCGTTGGGGAGGGATTAAAATCCCTCCCTTTCGCCTTTTCTGATATAATTAATGTTGAGGAAAAGGAGTTTTAATGTCTTTTAATACAATGAAAACGGCTGATTTAAAAAAGGTAGCGGACCATTTTGCTGTTGACCTAGAGGATGCAAAAACAAAGGCTAAGATACTTTTAGCATTAGAGGAAGAAGGAATTACATATGAAATGTATAATAAATTTCTTAATGCAGAAACAGCCAAGCCAGACATTTTAGAAAAGCCAAAAAAGCGTGAATCTAGTCCAAATGACGTACTTGTAAGAATGGATAGAGAAAATCCACACTATGAAGTAAATGGATATACATTCACCAGAGAGCATCCATTTGCAGTAATGCATCCAGATGACGCAGAGTTTATATTTGAAACTCAAGAGGGATTTAGAATGGCTACCCCACGCGAGGTTCAAGAATACTATAATTAATCGGAGTGATGGCAATTGATAGAAACATATACTGGTACTAGAGGCTTAATAAATATAACCACTCATGATATCTATGGATTGCCAACGCAACCAGATAATGGTGTTAATCCCAATATATTAATTAAAGATCCAGAAACAGATCAGACGCTACTTGAATCTGTTGCCAGTCTTATAGATACAGATTATCCAGGAGACTACCAATTTGTTATACCTTCACAATATGTACAATACGATAGAGTATTAAAAATTGAGTGGAGATACACTATAGGTGGATCTCAAATTAAAGAAACCGACTTTGTTTATGTGATTACTCCATATTCAACTGTAGATGAAATAGTTTCAGAACTTGGATTTTCTATGAGACCAGAAGATTCTAACTATTATTCTTATGAAAAAATTCGCAGCGCGGCCCGTGTTGCAAGAATGATGATAAATACTGAACTTGGATTCTCTATTGGAAAATATGAAAAAACAGTAGTTGCTTATGGCGATGGTGCAGATGTTCTTCTTCTACCAGAAAAAATAATAAGCATTTCATCAATATATGAAAACGATGAATTGGTAATAAATGATTCAACGGATTATAATATTTTTGGGTACGATGTAGAAATTACTGAAACTGCATATGGAATTAGAATAGTTCCCACAAATCCTGGAGATAATATAGATGAAAAAGAAGAGTTTGATTATACTGGATTAGATAAAGGGCGTTTCAGGGATGGATATAGGTATGAAATAACTGGCGTCTTTGGATGGAATTATGTGCCAGTAGAAATTAAACAATGCATGTATCTTCTTATCAATGACCTACTTTGCAATGATAATTTATGGAGAGCAAAGTATGTTAAAAAAATAAATAGTGGTCAAATGTCTGTAGAGTTATCAAGTCAGTCTTTTAATGGTACTGGAAATGCTCTAGTAGATTCTATTTTACAAAAGTTTAAGATGATACAGGCTGTGATTATTTAATGTATGGATGTTTACAAAGTTCTGTATTTAATATGACCGCTGATATTTATTATCAAATAGAATCTCAAGATCCATCTACAAATGAAATAGATAGAAAATGGTCACTATTTAAAAATATATCATGCTCAATACATCCAATTAGAGAAACTGGCGGATCTACCACATCAGATAATAAATCTTTTTCGAAAGAATATACAGAAGACTTAGAAATAAAAATGCACACACTTGAACAATTAAGTAAAAGATGGAGGGTATCTACAATAAAAAATAACTCTAAAGAATCTTTATACAAGGAGATCGATAGAGTTTCTAAACCAGACACCATATTTGAAGTATATTCATCTCATCCTATGCTGGATATATTTGGAAATGTGCAGTATTATGAA